TTGGGAGTAACTATTATATAATCATTTATCTCCCAATCACAAGGTGTATTTACCGATAAAGAAGCTATAGTCCCACTGGGCAATATTGTTCCATCAGCATCAAATAATTCAACCGTACCTACGCTTTCAATATTATTTTCGTTACCATTGTCATCAACTCTATCGTAAGACACTCTATACATATCAAGCTCAAGGGGCGTGACTGGCGCTTTACGTATTACAGTAACATCATCTTTTGTAACTGGGAAATAATTATTACCGTTAGCGTTTACGGCAACTTCAAAAGAATTTGCTATATTAGGATTTGGTATTACTAAACGAGTGTGGAAATAAGGCGTATCACCTTCAAACGTACCAGAGTTTGGGTTATTTGTCGTGCTTAACTCTTGTAGTATCCCTATTTGACCAAGACTATCACCTCCGTTTAAGTAATAGTAACCTCCAGTACCAAGGCGACATCTAGGTATGTTTATCTTTTTTGGTTCGTGAATATTATCTGTCCAAAACAAGTAATCTTCAAGGATATTTATACCTGTTATAGTTACGGGTTTATTATTATCATCTTGAAACTCTAATACCCTATCAGCAAGAAACTTTATTGAATCATCAGCGGTTAAACTTATTTCAGCATCTACAGTAACCTGCCACCTGTTAACATCGCCAATTGTAGAGTAAGCTATATCTGTAACGGTAACATTGTCAGATAAAGTAATAGTATCTGTTGTAAGATTCATACCAATTCTTACACCGGTTTGATTCGTGTCAATATTATGACCAAGAGTTTTAATAAAAAACTTAGTAAAATTACTAGCAATACTTCCGGTAGAATTATCTATAGTAGCATATGCTTGATCTTGAACTCTATATATATCTACAAATACATACCTTAGCTGCTCACGTATAGTATCATACTCCATTATGTAGTCTCTACACAACTTACGAGCATCTCCATCGTAAAAATCATTACCGTCAGCAACAAAATAATATATCTTATCTCTAGCTGCATCGGCTATAGATGTAACACAATAAGCGCCTAGGTTAGATATACCATAAACACCATCTACGTTATTGCTAGTAACAATCATAGAGTCGTGCTTGGCATTACCTCGTAAATTTTGAACTACACCAGCGTTAGAACCATCTGATGTAGATACTTGTATATTTGTTGCGTCTCTATATTCTCCATTGGGTACTAATCTCTCATCGAGATCTTTGTTCATCTTACCCGCCGAGAACATGTGTTTTAATTCTGGCATGTTAGTGCTTAATTATTTTAGAACTACCTCTAAGAATTTGTGTTAACTCTCCAAGTTTAATATTAGAAAGTCTAAGTTTAGCTTTTCTTGTTTCAGCAAACCTCTCCTTTTTAACAAGAGCAAGCATGTTTTGATCAGTATCTTTTCTTGCTGACAATACTCCATATAGCACATGCTTGTATATAGCCTCCTCAGCTAACTTTGGCACATAGCTTTCAGCTAAGTTTATTGTTGAGCTAGCTGAACTAGTTGAAACTATACCGTCGCTAATGTATCTAAGAACAATTGTTTTACCAGATAAATTAGAACTAAAGTGGAACTTGCCTTGGTCCTCGTCTATATAAAAACTACCGTTAGCTTGCGCATGCTCAGGACTAAGACCATATCGCCCGCCAATAAGTCTACCATACTCCTCGTCCATAGCGTCTGCATCCACTGCTGTTATATCCGATGTACTTAACGCGCTATAGTTCTCCATAGTTGTTGATGATTCATCATCTGCTAAATCCGTATCCGTACCGGTGGTGGCAATATAAGCGCTTTCGCTTGCAGCAAAAGCCCCGTTATCTGTTAACGTAGGTGTTATATCTCTAGGATTAGAAGTGTCGCTAGTAGGATATATTATTCTCTCTATGCCATTGCCATCAGACCAAGAAACACGAACATAATTAACATAATCTATAGGCGCAATCATTACCAATGTTGACGGTATAGTTACTTCCCAATCTTTAGTAGATCTTAATGTGTCATAGCTTAACTCTTGTAAACCACGTATAGCGTGGAATGTTATATCAGCAAGAACAACATTTTCACATAACTTGCCCTTGCCTACGTATGTCGCAGTAAAAGAATCAATAATTTCTTGAAGACTTAATTTAGCGTATGATCCATGGTTACCGTCGTCAGCATAATAGTCGTGATATCTATCTATTGTAATTCCCATTTGTTATACTTTTTGTAGTTGATCTTCCGCTGCTGTAGCTTGTGCGGCTAACTGAGTAAGACCAGGTTTATTAATAATAATACCTGCTAACTCTAATATTTTATTTACAAGCGTATCTTCTTCTGATCTGTGTAATTCAAAGTCAACCGCTACATTTGCATTATACAGAGCTTTATTGTTTACGACAACATATGTCCATTCAGCTCTCACTGGTACTCTAAAACACTCTACAGTTACATTGCTAGCTTCTTCTTGAGTACTACCTGCGTAGACTACTATATCCCTCCCTGTTACTCTGTTGTCAGTATAAAAAGGAGATTGTCCTGAAGTAGAAGCCATATGTCTTGTAGATTTCTTAAATCTCTCGGCTTCAAACATAGACACCTTTTGGCAGGGTTCGTCATTTAACATTACCATTCCATATTGAAATATAGGATATGCAGTACTACTTACAGTAGTAGTAGCAGGAAATGTGTGACCACTTGTAACAGGTAGAAATTCCGAAAACGGATTTAGTTTTCTAGCTAGTAACTCATCTATATTTGTTTCGTCTACTTCGTTTGTTACGTTTGGTTCAAGTCTATTTCTTTGATTCTTTGTAAAGAAATAACCTTCAAAAATACTCATTTGAGCCTGATTGGCTAGCAAGTTAAACTCCTGCGGAGTGATATAACCTCGCTGCTCTTTATTTGCAAGAGCTAATACTCTTTGATAAACCGTGTCTACACTTACTGCCATAATTCGTTTTTTATAGTTTAGTGACCACCCCGAAGGGTGGCCACCCAACTAAGTGATTATTAATTTAATCGTTTTTCTATATTGGAGTAAACCTCCAGTCCCTCATCAGTCTTAAACCAAGCGCCTAAAGCTGAATATGGATGTTCATCAAAAGGAACAGTCATAAGCTTTCTGTTGTTAGAAGCCCACGTGAATGTTCTTTGATCAGATGATAGTTTAATAACTCCCATCTCAACAGCTTTGATACCAAAGTTTCTAAGCATTACGTTTTCGTCATTAACTAATTCTAAGAACAAACCAGGGTTCCTTCTAGCATATAGTAGTAAATCACGTTTAAGTTCCTTAGAACTCATGTCTGATACCTTAGAACCGCTCTCTACTCTTAAAACAGCCTCTGCCATGTCAATATCTAAGTTTATAGCAGCGTTTAACGCCTCTACTTCCATTTCAAGATATTCAATTTGACTAGTAGCTTGAGCAACAGGTTTTTCTTCGTAAAATAAAGTGTCTCTGTCTGGGTGATACAAAGAAAGTAATTTTTGTAAAACTGTTTTTTCTTTTTCTACTATAAGTAGTCCAGATCTAAAAACAATATGCTCCATTCTTTGGTCACCCTTCATCTCATCTACGAAGCAAGTTCTTTGGTTAGAGCAGTATTTTAACTCCCTCTCATATCCTTTTTCTTCGTCAAACCAGTGTATGTTAGCGCCTTTAACAGATCGTGACAAAGGCTTTTTATTGCCTTTAAGTCTGTATATTCTATCTTTAAGCTCCCATCCGTCACTTAATATTTTATTTTTCTTTTCAACTCGTTTTGGTTTTGGTTCTACGTGAATTTCTTCAAGAGTCTCTTCAACCATAACTGTTTCTTCTACTAGAGGTTCTTCTACAACCTCTACTTTTTTTGTTTGCTTTTTAGCCATAATATAATATAATAAAAAATTAATATAAAACTACCCCACCCAAAGGTGAGGTAGTTTCATCCAAATATAATCTTACTTCATCAACATAAAGTTGTTTGCACCTTGTACAACTAGACAACGCTCAGACAAGTAGTGAACTTGCATTGCGTCAAGAGCTGAAGTCTGTGCTCCAACTGAACCAGTAACCCAAGTCTTCATCTTACGGTTATCAGTAGCAGAAGCTCTGTAACGAACGTGTAGGAAAGGACGCTTAAGGTTCTTGCCTAACGCTTGATCGTATACAGATGATACACCAGCTGGAATAATAACTCCACGGATAGCAGCGCTACCAGCAGCAGAATTAATACCTCCACGAGTTGACTTGTCATTTAAGTAACGGAAGTCTGACTTGTAGAAATCGTAAGATCCACGACGGAATCCAGAGAATCCTAGGTTAAGAGCCATGTTTTCGTCATTAGAGAATACTCCGTAAGAAGTACCACCAGCGCCATAAGAATTCATAGATGCAAGCATGTCGTCCATAGCTAAGCTAGTAGAACGGTTAACAAACATCATGTTTTCTTCAATAGCACCTTGAGAATCAAACTCAGCTAGGATAGCATCAAACTCAGCTAGGTCAGTAGCAGCGTTAACACCAGTAACACCTGAAGTTACGTTTCCACGATCTTCGATAGCAGCGAATAAACCTTCAGTACCGTTTCCACCTGCAGTAGAGTCAGCAGAACCACGGATTTGCTTATCAGCAAAACCAATAACAGAAGCCTCAGCTGTCTTTTCAGCCTCAAGCATAGCCATCTCTAAGTAATCAGTAAAACGAGAACGAGTATCACCTTCAGCCTTTAAGTACCATAGGTAACCATTTTGTCCAGCTTCACCAGTAACTTCAACCCATCCAATTTGAGAAGCATCAGATCCAGAAACCTCGTAGTAATCTTTCATAATAATTGGCTTATTAGAAAAAGACTTGAACGAAGGCTCTAAAGCAGTACGTCTATCAGAATTGTGAGTACCAGTAAAATCAGAGTAAGACTGTCCTTTACCAAACTCAGAACCGATAACTAGTAGTGTAGCTGCGCTAGCAGTTTCAGAGTGACCAGTTAAAACAGCCTCATCATAAGCCTCAAGACTTACAACAGCTGATTCTGGAGTTTCTACAACTAGACATTTTGAAACCTTTCCAGCACTTGCTAAAAGCACCATGTCATTAACACGGATACCGTGAGTAGTTGTTAAAGCGTTTCCGTCAATATCAGTAACACACGTGAATGTACCATTAGTATCACCATTTAAATCAACTGTACCTTTGTAAGATAAGTGTAAACGTGATTGTTCAGACCATACGACTTGATCAGCCGACATAGCCTCTTCAGCACCTACTTGAGCAAGAAAGCCAGAAATTGTTCTTTGTCCGAACACTTCAGCCTCTTTTTCCATTAGGTCTGGTAAATATTGTTGAGCCCAACCAGCAGTGTTGGTATCTCTAAAATCGATATAATTTGACGCTAGCGTTTGTTGCACAGGTGCTACAACACTATTCAAATTATTTCCTGCAGTAATTGCCATTTTTTCTTAATTTTAAATGTTATTTGTTTTTCAATTTGAACTTAAAAGAGGCAGTGTCATCACCTAATGCTCGAACTTTCATTCCACCTTTAACCTCACCTTGAGCGGGTCTAGCTGAAGTGTTTATGTTTTTAGATTTAGCAATACTTTCTTTTAAAGCATCTGCTTTACCTTGTTCATAAAAATGTTGAGCAACTGCATCTGCATTCATAGCTGTATACAAACTCTTGTGATAACCTTTAGCATCTGACATTACATTATCTTTGTCTAGAAACTTTCTAACAAAATTATTAATATCGCTTTGAGTATCCTTTACTTGGTCTGCATTGTTCACATTAAATCTAAATCTTTTATCTCCAACGTTGTATTCAAAACCTTTGAACTTGTCATTAAAAACCTGATCGGTCTTTGTGATAAAATTAGATTTTTGTTCTTGAGCTATTTTTTGATTTTGCTCTGACTCTTTATTGTATCTATTAAAGAAATCAATTGCATTCTGTTGCTCTTCTGTGAGCTTACTTCCAGCTTTGATGTCTTCATAGTATTTAGACTTTTGCCCGTCTAAGTAGGCTTTAGCCTCAGCAACTTGCTCTTTTCGGGCTAATTTTTTTCTTTTAATATCTCTTTCACTATCTGCGTCTTCATCGTATGCAAATTGATCTTCCATCAAAAAGTCTACTTCATCTGCTGATAAGTGAGGTTTAGTTCCTTGGTAGTATTCTCGTAAAGCGTCTTGATCATCAACATCATCAATATTACGATTTAACTTAACATAATCCTGAAGATCTCCACCAGTCTCTTCTATAAAATCAACTAATTTTTGCACGTTTTCAGGAAGCGACTTACCGGTTTGTTCGGCCTCGTTTAATGCTTCCATAACTTCGTCCTTAGTTACAGTATCTTCCGTTACCTCTTCTAATACGGATACTTTTTCTTGTACTTCTCCTTCCTGTTGTACTTGGTTTTCACTTTGTGTGGGCTCGGTGTTTTCATCGACTCCAGCCACTCTTGTGTCGTCAGTGTCACTTTCTTTAGTTTCATTACTTACTGGTTGACTTAAATCTACCTTGATGACCTCAGGATCATCTTTACTTTCAAATTTTTCTAAATCAAGTTTAGGTTGTTCTTCAACAACTTCTTCTACTTGTGGTGTTTCATTTTCGACCTCGTTAATTACCTCTTCAAGATCTGTTTGATTGTCATTTTCCATGATAAAATATTATATAATTAATTTCCAATTTGTGGGTTGAATTTATCCAAACCTATTCCGCCTCCTAGTATATCATTACCTGAAGACTCAAACTTTTTAGGCGCTTGCTTAGTTTTTTCTACTTCAACTTTATTATCTCCTTTCATTTGCTCAATTTGGCGTGAACCAGCCCTTTCTTGAGAACGTAACTTTTGGTTAAGTTCAAACTCATATTCCATAAGCTCTTTCTTTAATCTAACCTCTTCTTGAAGATGTCTTAGTTTACCTTGATTACGCGCTTGTTCTAATTGGAGGTCCGCTTGAGTTTTTGCCTGATTTTTTTGCATCTCAGTTTGAGCAATGGCTTGTTGAGCTTGCGCATTCGCTTGTGCTTGCGCTTGGGCTTGTTGTTCCTGGAGTTTTTGATCACGCTCTTGTTTCTTCTTTCTTTTTATTTTTAATAACTGATTTGCAAGTTTAACATTACGTATGTTTCTAATGTCTATAGCATCGTCTAAATCTATTAACTGCTGAGCAAGCGCTGTTTGTATGTTATTTTCTAATAGCTGTTTTTCTTCTTCATCAGGCTCTAATTCTAAAAATATACCAAAATCATATAAATATAATTCTGACATTTCTTTTAACGTTGCTACGTTATGCGAACCTATAGCTTGAACAAACGCGTCTGCCGTTGGTGAATATTCTAGTATATCAGATATCCTTAGGGATAAAGCCTCAGCAACCTCTGACGTTAAGTACATTGAACTTAGTAGTATGTGTCTAGTAGCAACATTTGAGTTTGCTGCTGCAAGCTTCTGTACTCCAACCAGCGATTTTGGGTCTGGCATACTAGCATCTCTAGCCTCATTAAGACCAGTTACATCACGTATCATTTGAAGATAGTAGTTGTAATTACCTATTAACGCCTGTAATTTATTGCCAGCACCTTGACCACTTGATATTTGCTGTATAGGTATTTTGCCAGGATTTTGATCGCCGTCAGCAGTAAAGCTTCTACCAATTACACTACCTGTTTGGAAGAACATGTTAAGAGCTTCTTGTGGATTGTAATTAGTGCCGTTGCCTAAATCTATTTCAGCAAGCCCATCTGCGTCAAGGTATACTCCATCAGGAACCATTCGCGACATAACTTGCTGCAGTTTTAAATGAGTTAATTGAATCATGTCAGCAAAACCAGTAATTCTACTAACCAAAGACTCAATACGGCCTTCGTACATACGTGGAGCTACGAGAGAATAGTTCATCTTAACTTTATTAAAGTCAGACTTACTACGCATCATATTTTCAGCTTTATTCCACTTAAGCAATTTATCAGTACCAAGTACAATTGCACCTTCAAAAACACATTCAACAACACGCTGTAATTTTTGGTAGTTGCCTTGCTTGTCTTCTGGTGGATTAAACGTATCTGATTTTGGTATAGCTTTGTCTCCACCAGTAGAAGTTTTCTTAACCTTATAAACATTATTCATATAAGTTTTATAATTAAAGTATAAAACTTGAACTTTGTTTTGATCCATTTGTTGCATACGTCTACCAGTACGATTACGCTTGCTAGATCTAGAGTGTATGTCTTGTAAGTCGCTTTCTGTTAAGTGATCAAACTCTCTAGCTAATTCGTTAATAGGAATAGTTTTAACTTCACCTATATAATATATATCTTCAAAATACGGAGATTCAGTATATGAGTATACTATATTCGCTGGATCTACATATTCTATAGTTGCACCCTCGCTCCAATTGAAATTTGTTTTAACGCAGCCAATACCTAATACAGTTAAATCATATATTAATCTACGTCTAGTTAAATCGTAGTTATTACCCTCAAGCAACACGTTGATCGCTTGTTCCTCTGCTATTTCTACAGCTTGCTTGTAATTTAGCTGCATATGGATGTCTAGTTCTTCTTTGGTATCTGGTAATTCTTCTGGACTATTTTCGTATAAATTTATATTAAAAAGTTTAGCAGCTTGATCGTTATACACTTTAGAGTCCATATCTCGTTGTATAGATTCCATGTACTCAGTTCTTTTACTAACACCATATTGATCTTGTGAGTATGCTCTTACATTAAACAAGCGCTCTGACATACCGTTTACAACTATATCTACAAACTTAGGTATAATAGGCACTGGCTTCCAGTCTAGGTTTAGATAA